CTGATACCTCATTAGTAGTTGAATACGCAGTTGTGGATGCATCCAACGTAGCCGCTGAAGTGAACAACGCGATTTTAAAAACCTGTGATGTATCACTGCTAAAATCCATCTCGCCGTCCAATAGAGCGACTTTGAAGGATGTGCACATTGCTTGTGTAATTGCCATTTCTGTCTCCTTAACTTACTGGCACTCGGAACTGCCCCGAGCGATATGCGTCTTCACGTAGTTTGCCGTCACCCAAAGTTTTAAGCAACGCGATAGCTTGCAAGTACATCTTCTCATACATTGCAACAATATCTGGTTCACCCTTCATAAAGCGTATAGCTTCAATCAAAGCTCCGTTTAGTAGTGCGGAGTCAAACTCTTCACCAAGCCATGTAGTACCCGCAGTAACAATAGATTGCGGATAGTATCCGTAGTGCAATTCCATAGCATATGAACTGTCTGGGGTGGGTCCAAGGATGATCGTGTCATCATCAAAGTAGGCATAATGTTTTGGTAACCCCGTTGATGTTGGGTTGGGGTACGCTTCTCGCATAAAGTTTACATCTTTGTTAAGGAGGTAATGGTACACACCACTACCGTCTACCACAGCAAGGCTGTAGCTGTACAAAAAATCACTTGGGGAAGACAAGTAGTTATTACTTGCTGTCACCGTACCTGTAACATTCTTACGCAGCGCAGGTATCTGCACCGTGTTGTATATCTTCTGTTCAGCCTGCTGTGTGAACATAGCGAGCTGGTCATCTGTAAACGAGTTTTCACAGATGTCTTCGATGTTAGTTTTCAGCTCGGTATAATTCATAGCTTATGCCATTGGCCCCCGTGCATACAAACCTTTAGTCGCTGCGCCTGTGCCGCGCACTTTGATTTTGCCACCTTTTTTATAGGCCGTCTGCATAGGCTGACCTGTCTTCTTTGCTTCCTTTGCGGCGGCTTTCTTACCTGCTGCATCGTATCCAAACATCTTATTTCCAACTTTGGGCATAGCGCACCTCCTATGTTATACTTACGGTAACTTGACCAACCTGACCAGCACCTACTAAATTGTTAGGGGTAAGCCCAAACGGGTCATCCCCTCCACCTACAGGGTTCCAACCCCACTGAATACCACGGCTACTTGTATCCCCAGACGGCCCTAAACTCTGGTCGGGACGTGGATTACGTATAGCCTGCGGATCATCAATGGGAAACTCACCCAGTTTTAACTGCGGGTGATCTGGACTCCAGCACTCAGGACAAGCCTTTATATTCGTATCCCGACCTTTCACGAACAAGTTCTTTAGCTCCCGTAACTTATACTGGAACCCGCATACATCGCAGAGCGCTAACGCTTTCTTTGCTGATGCAAACCTAGTCGTCATTAGGCAATCCTACCTATTCTAGGCACAAACCGTGCCGCTGTTTTTTCTCGATCCTCACCTGCAGCCATCTCAAACTGTTCGTCGTACACAGCTTTTAACATCGGTATACGTTCAGCCAGTTCAGGAACCTTCATAGCAATGTGATAAGCCAACCCAGCAACAAGGCACGGGAAGAAACGGAAGTTCATATCTGCTGTCTGTACGCCAGACCCAGCATCCTGAATACGACGCATACGCCAGTAGTATAGCACGTAATTATTGTTATCAGGCACAGGCCATACATTTACCTTCGGTGCATCGCGTAAACGTTCGACATAAAGCTGTATAGGACGCCCTTGTGTTAATTTGTTAGGTATAGACGCGTACGTACTTACACTGATCCTGCTTATGGTAAGATCAGATTGTGTCGAGGTGTTGCCGCTATTAGTACGTATTTGGTGTTCGAGTAAATCAATAGTATCTGCTGGTAATGTGTACTGCGTAGTACCTTCTACTAGGTTTATCGTACCAGAATCAATAGTCCACATATTGATGCCACGGTTTTGCCACTCAATCGTCATCAAATTCATGGATCGTCTGGCGGTGCGTAAGTCGTAGCCAGAACGCATCTCGCGGCCCGCACGTTCCCATGCTTCCTCCGCTATCTCGGTGAAGTCCATATCGAACGCTGTGGTGCCTGATGTCGTCATTTCTTACGCCTCTTTAGCGGAGATACCCGTCTGGGCTTACCCGCTGGTTGTCCTAAACGCTTCTTCTGCGCTATACGTTTGCTTTTCTCAGCCTTCGTCATTTCCCCGCTAGTTTTTGGAGTTTTGCTAGAAACTCGTTTAGATGGTCTACAGTACGGTGTACCTCGGCTTTCACCTTTTTTACGACCACACGGCTTACCCGTCTTAACATCTTTCCAGTCCTCCTTGAACCAGCGTTTAAGTGCAGCGCCTTTTGCGGTTTTGCGAACAGCCATTACTTGCCCGCCTTCTTCTTTCTACATTTTGCGATGGCCCCACTCGCATACGCGCTCGGGAACACCTTATAACTTGCCTTTACTTTGTGGTAACACGCATCCTTGACGGTGCCGCCCTTCTTGTAACCTTTGCTACATTTAGAACAGCCACAGCTACCGGATTTGTAGTACCTACGCATCAGCGCATCTTACAGGCTTTACCGCCACGAGCCATGCCGTAACCGCGAATTTTACCACCAGACTTCATCTTCTTGACCTTACCGCCAGCCATCATGCCACCTGTAAGACGTTTAAAATCCTCTGGGCTATAATTTTCTTTTGGGTCGATCCCACGCGTACTACCGCCCGGCATACCACCAATAGTCTCAGGCCGTAGTTTAGGGCGTGGACTTGTAGCATTTGGGCGTTTCATAGGGCGGGGAGAAGTCATAGGTGCAGCAGAACGTTTCTTCATAGGGCGTTTTTTAGGACGCTTTTTACCAAGTTCATCCATATCTACACTCATTCCAGCTTGATACTTTTTCACTTTACCACCTTTCTTAAATACGCCGCGGCCCTTTAGGACATCAGCTTGTGTTACTTTACCGTCGCCTGTCAGATCAGGCATACCACCTTTTTTATAACCTTTTGCGGGTTTGTTCATAAACTTTTTCGCAACCTCTTTAGATATACCCATGTCTGGGTCGTTATACGCCATCGCCATAAACTTACGTTGTTTTTCAGACTTCGCAGGCACTAGCAGTTCCACTTCCGTAAACTCTTGTTAATACGGCTGTTCGGGTCGTTAGCCGTCTTTGCGCTCGTATTACGTTTCTTCATACCCTTCATGCGTGCGCAGAAAGACTTCCGCCGATTAGCGGCCTTAGAACCTTTTTTGAGCTTGCTGGGCTTAGTAGTAACCGCGGTTTTTAATTTACTGCCGGGGTTAGCTCTTCGATAACTAGCGACACCTTTGGCGTTCAAGCCACCAGACTCGCTTTTACCTTCTTTGCGCTGCCAAGCGGGAGACTTTACTCCCCCACCTTTTTTATAATAAGCCCGCATAGCACCCTCCTAGCTATAGAAGAAGGTCATGGCGGTTATATTAGTAGCCGCGGATACATAAACGTCTGAAGAACAGCGAATACCATCATCAGGGATGTTAATTGAGTGAGAGTCGGACGCTAGAAAATCAATATCCAGCACTGTGGTGCCCCCGTTACCGTTGGTAACTGTAAGACGCCCCGCACCCGCACCTGTTAAAACTTGTACCTGACGAACTCGCGCTGGACCTACACCTAGCGACCCTGTGCCTGTTACACGTTTGGTTAATACATCAGAAGACATATGTTAGTCCTTCTTCTTTTTAGGACGACCACGCTTCTTGGTAGCAGGTTTATCTTCCCATGCCTCATTTACATCAGGCGTAGAAGGATCGTCTGCTTTAAGCGTACCATCTGTGTTACGGGCACGGACTTTAGATGTCCCCAAACCACGAGCTGCTAGTTCTTCTTCGCTAGGCGGTTGAAACCGATCACTCATGCTTCACCCCCTTACGCTGCTGCGATTGTGCCGCCTGTGTCAGAACGCTTCCAGTTTGTTCCGTCAGAGAAAGCCAAGATAGCGGAACCAGCCGCACCGTTTGAAACGAACACAACTGTACCTGCACCTGCAGAAGAAGCAGATGGAGCGTTAGCTACGGTATAAGTTGGAACTTTAATATCACCAACAAAACCGTTGGTAGAGGTCACTGGACCTGAAAAGGTAGTATTCGCCATGAATATGTCCTCACATGCGAGTTAAGTGAATCTGTCTGCATGTCGTCAGTCGGGCCTGTCAGATTCACGGGATGCTCCCGATAATTAACAATATACCATCACATAACATAATATGTCAACAAAAAGAAAGGGGCCACCGAAGTGACCCCTAACCCTGTCTGTATGACCTGCCTTACGCTCCGGGCGAACCGAAGATACCTAGTGGGTCAGATACACCGAAGCTGTAACGCTCACGGGCTTTATAGCGGCTGTTGCCTGTATCGAAATCAGCATCCATCGAAGTCGCCATTGGCGCACGAGTAAAGTGCTTCAGACCGTTTGGTACGTCGGTCA